CCGACCCTCACCCGGTCGAGCGTGTCGCTCCATTGCCTCGCGCTCGAAAAGAAGGTATCCGTGGACATCGCCCAGAAGGCGCAAGCGATCTTCGCCGACTGGGCGCAGGACTTCTCGTCCGGCGGCACCCTGAAGATTTCCGTCAAGTCGAGCCGGGTCTCGACAATCCAGACCGACTATCAACCGCCCGCAGATGGTGCCACGCACGGTTTATATCTTGCGACGCTAGAGGTAGTCTCGATGCACTCCTAACGAGGTACTCCGCATGGCACTCTCCTCATACAACACGATCATTACTGTTGGCGGCTCCGCCGTCGGCGAGGTCACCAACATCTCCGTCGGCGGCTCCTCGTTGACCGAGATCGACATCACGAACCTCACGAGCACGGACAAGGCGTACATCATGGGCGCGCTCGAAGCAGGCACGCTCACGATCGACTTCTTCGCGCCCGCGAACTGGGCCGACTTCAAGACGGCTCTCGTCCCTGCTAGCGGAGATAACACTCCCGCTAGTTTCTCGCTTGAGTTCGCCGCCGGCAATCTCACCGCATCTTTTGATGGCATCGCAACGAACCTCTCGATCTCGGCCGAGCAGGACGGAGCCGTGACCGCGTCCGCTACCGTCAAGCTCACGACCGCAATCACCTGGAGCTAAACCATGGCAATCGTCGCACCCGGCTCAACCTTCTCATACGCAACCGTCGTTGGATCGGCAGGCTCGACCTTCGCCGCCGTCGGCGAGATCAAGTCGATCTCCGTCGATGGGATCTCGATCGCCGAGATCGATACCTCGGCCCTGTCGGCGACCGTGAAGTCGTTCATCGGCGGCACGAAGGACTCGGGCACGATCTCCGTGACGCTATTCGCTCCTTCATATAATGCCGCCCTCCTCGGAACGACATCGAACAACGGCGCGCTCAACCCGTCGACCTATGCAAACGGTGCCGACTACCGCAACTTCAGGATCCAGTTCGGGCCGAACACGGGCACGGGCGGTTTCCAGTTGGCTTTCTCTGGGTATGTGACATCGTTCAATGTCTCGGCCGCAGTCGATGGCGCGGTCGAGGCCGATCTCACCGTCCGCGTGACTGGCGGATTTACCTCCTCGACCTGATCGCCTCGCACATCTCGGAGCACCACACCATGACCGCATCGAAGGACTTCGTGCTTTCACTCGCCGCCTCCATTCCCGTGGAGGCGGTTTCCATTCCCGGCATTGCCGAGCCGATCTCGATCCGTGGCCTGACCGCCGGCGAGCGCGACTCGTTCGAGGCCGCGTGCTTCATCGGCAAGGGCACTAACCGCGAGATGAACTTCGTTAATCTCCGCGCGCGCCTCCTCGTCCGGTGCATCTGCGACGCAGACGGCAAGCGGCTCTTCGCCGACGGCGATGTCGAGCAGGTCGCGGGCCTCCCGGCTCGCGTGATCGACCCGCTCTTCGAGGTCGCCCAGAGGCTCTCTGGGATGGGCGCGAAGGATGTGGAGAGCATGACGGGAAACTGACCGAGCGAGCGTGCCGGCGGTTCCTCTTCCGCCTCGCGCTCGCGCTCGGGATGACGGTCGCTGAACTCGAGGCGCGCGTCTCCTCGCGTGAACTCACCGAGTGGATGGCCTACGACGCGCTCGAACCGATCGGCGGATTCCGCACGGACTACGGCTTCGCGATGCTCGCCGCGCTGTATGTGAACGCGCACCGCAAGCCGGGTAGCGCGGCCGCGAAGGTCTCCGAGTTCATGCCGTGGCTCCCGAAGTCTCCTGCCGCCGAGAGTAAGGGGCCGGACGCATGGATCGCTATGCTCAAGGCACTAGGAGGCTCGAAGAGTGGCTAACACGGGCGACCTGTTCGTCAACTTCAAGGTCAACGCCGACGGACTCCAGAGCGGGTTCGCCGCGCTGAACGGCTTCGTCGGCAAGTCCAAGCGCGACCTGGCGGCGATGGACGGAGCGGTGAACGCTCTGTCGACCACGCTCGCGAAACTCGGCATCGATCCCTCGTTCATCTTCCAGATGCGCGACCTCGTGCAGATCGGGACGAAGCAGATCCCGAAGTTGGTCGAGGGCATCGCGGCACTCGAGCGGCAGGCCGGGAAACTCTCTGGTCTGACGGCTCCTTCGCTCCAGATGCCGGCCGTAGCTGCGCCGCCGACCGACGCGCTCGCGTTGATGCGAAAGAGTTTCGCCGAGGCCGTGCAGGAGTTGGAGCCGATCCAACTTCCGAAGATCGAGGGCGGTGCGATCACGGCCGCGCTCGGCAAGATCCGCGACTTCGCGGGCACGATCCCGCCCCGGTTCGCGGCTCTCCGCGATTCGATGTCCTCGGCGTTCTCATCGGGCGCGACGGCCGCGACTGGCGCGCTCTCGAAGATCGGGCCGGCGATCTCGTCGCTCCCGACGCTCGCCTCGACGGCGTTCGGACGGATCAAGGCAGGCTTTCAAGGATTGCCGGCGGCTAGTTCGACGGCGTTCGAGGCGATCAAGTCCGGCGCGATGAAGTTCGACGCGACGCTCACGGGCGTGGCGGCTCGCGCCGCGACGGCCGGCCGTGCGATCGGGGCCGCGCTCTACACGGCTTTGGGGCCGATCGGCCTGATCCTCGTCGCCGCCGGCGCGCTCTATGCCGTGATCGAGAAGTTCGTCTCCGATGCCGAGGCTCGAGTCGCCGAGTCGAATGCGCGCATCGAGGCGAGTATGTCTCGCACCAAGGCGGCTATCGACGAGGTGCTCGGATCGCTGAAGAACATCCGCGCCGAACGCGAGCGCACGGAAGCGAAGTCGGAGGGCATCGAGGCGGACATCAAGGGACTTCAGGCTCTTCTGAACGCACGGGGCGACGGCATCCGATTCACCGAGGAGCAGATCGCACGAGAGCGCGACCTCCGGGATGAGATCGCCGCGAACGCCGCAGCGCAGAAGACGCTCGCGGACGCATCGCGTGATCGAGCTAAAGCCGAGGAGACCGTCCGCAAGGCCGAGCAAGGCTTGCGCGATGCCGAGATGTCGCTCAACCTGGGCGAGATCGAGGAGTCCAAGTTCAACGAACTCGAAGCGAATCTCAAGCAGCAGTACGCGATCCAGAGTGCGATGCGCGCCCAAGAAGAGGAGGCGAAGAAACTCGCCGAATCGACGAGCCAGTCGCTTGCACTTGAGCAGCAACGACTAGACCTCGTGTCGAAGGTCGCCGAGCAGCGTCGGCGCGAGGCCGAGGCCGAGGCCCAGAAGCAGGCGGTCGCCTCAATCCTGCAAGGCATCGAGGACGAACGGCTCCGGCTCACGCTCTCGGCGGCCGACTACGAGGAGATGATCCTCGACCGCCGGATCAAGCAGGCGGGCATCGAGGATCCGCAAGTGATCGCCCGGATCAAGGCGGCGCAGGATGCGCTCAATCTCGCCAAGCAGCAGGCCGAGGCCGAGAAGGTCGCCAAGTCCGCAGCCGGCGAGAAGAACACGATCGCGCAGGAGACGATTCGGATCACCGAGGAGGCCCGCGCGCTCCAGTCCGCGATCGACTCGATCGCCAACGAGCAGGCCGCGCTCGAGCGCGAGATGCTAGAACTCACGATGGGCAAAGCCGCGGCCGAGGAGCACATTCTCCGCATGAAGGCGCAGGCGGCGGGCCTCGACGCTGCTGCGACCAACGACCTGATCGATCAACTCAAGGCCGTGCAGGATCTCCGGGATGCCGTCGCCGAGCGCAAGCGCACCGAGGCCGAACAGAATCGGCTCCTCGACGAGCGTACCCGCCTGGAGGCGAGCATCGCCGACGCGACCGAGGCCGCACGCGCGAAGGCGATGGAGGACGATCTCCGCCGGCAGCAGATGACCGAGACCGTATCGACCGCGATCGGCGGACTGAAGATCGCCGCGACGAGCGACGCGATCGACATCGACAAGCGCATCTTCGACGAGACGAAGAAGCAGACCGACGAACTGAAGAAGATCAACGCCGCGCTCTCCGCCGGCGGCGTGGCGGTGCTTACCTGAAGGGGTGACCTATGGCCGTGATCGTCAAGAGCATCGAGGAGACCGAAGCGAACGACACGAAGTCGGCGCGCGTGAACCTGCTTGTCACGGCCGTCACGGACGGCACGGCCTCGGCCGCTCGTACTCAACTCACGGGCGGTGGCTACACGCTTGGCGAGTCATACTCTGGCGGCATCTCGGCGGGCGCGAAACTCTCGAACCTGTCATACGCCCCAGTCGATGACTCGGGCGGACAGACTTGGACGGCGACGGCCTCGTACACCGATGACGCGCAGAGCGAGACAGCAGCGAACTTCGCGAAGATCGAGTCGAGTACGCGAGTCGAGGCCGTCGATATCTGGCGCACGGGCGCGACGCTTCCGCAGAACCTCAACGCGCCCGGTCTCACGACGGACATCGGCGGGGCGAGCGTCGATGCGGCCGGCGTGCCTGTCTCGGGCCTCGTCGTGCAGCAGGAACTGACCTACACGGTGCGAACGGACTTCACGAACGCGAACCAAGCGGACGTCAACGCGATGATCGGGAAGCGCAACTCGGACGACTTCCTCGGCGGGACGGCCGGCTATGTCCTGTTCACGGGCGTGCGCCGATCGCGCATCGCGATCGACCTCTACGAGGTCACCTATACCTTCGTCTGGGACGGTGCCGCTCACCTTCGCCAAGTGCCCAAGCGATCGGCCGACGGCGATCCTGAACTCGCAAGCGGATACGCGGCGGCGGTCTACGCGCGGCAACCATTCCCCGGAACCGCGAACTTCTCCACCCTTCCCGGTATCTGACGATGAAGCCGACGATCAGCAAGGGACTCGGCGCGCTCACCCCGGAAACCTGGGGCGAGATCTACGGTGCGGTGCAGAACTCGCGCCGCGTCGATCGCACGGGCGAGGACTACGCGCAGCGCGAGAAGCGGTTCCCGGCACGGATCACGGGTAACGCGATCATCGGTGCCGGGCGCGCCCGGTGGAAGTATTCATGGGAAGAGATCCGCCGAACTACTGCTACGGGTGTCGCTATCGCGAGCCCGGCCAACGCAAAGTCTGGCTCAACTTCAACGGACGCGGCCATCAACCTGCTCGAGATCGGGAACACGAACGACAGCGCCTACGGCTATGCCGTCACATCGCGCCAACTCAACGATGCCGAGGGCTACTTCTTCGAGCCCGTGCCGACGGGAGCGATCGTGGAGATGATCATGCGCCGCGCGGAGAATGGCGCGCTCGCGTACGAGTTCATCGCGCCGAACCCGATCACGGGATCCTGCCCATCTGGGCTAGTTCAGGAACTCGACGGCGGCGAGTTCGGAGCCTCCTGATGGCCGACATCATCAAGCACAAACGCAGCGGCGACACGGGCGAGGAACCGACCACGGGCGAACTCGCTCAGGGCGAGCTAGCGATCAACTACTACGACGGCGCGCTCTTCGTCGAGACCGACAACGGCACGACGCAGGCGATCCGTCGGTTCCTCGCGGAGCCGACATCGCCGACGGCCGGCTATGTACTCCAGACCAACGCCACGAGCGCGAACTCTTGGGTGGACAAGTCCTTTCATTGCCCAAGGCTTCCGGCCGACGGCATCGACGCATCGACCGGCTCGAACGCACGGATCTACTCGATGCCACTAAACGCCAACGCGTGCGCGGCAGGCGGCACGCCGACGGCGAATCGCGCCCATTACAACCTGTTCTATATCCCGCACTCGGTCGGGATCAAGACGATCGCATCGCAGACCTTCGGCACGGTCGGCGGCAATGTGAAGTACGCCGTATACAAGCCCGACGGAACGGACGGGCGACCGGGCACGCGGCTCTACGCGAGCGCGGCGATCGCCACGGGAGGCGGATTTGGCTACAACGCGGCCACGGGCACGCCGCTCGTGACGCTCTCGCCCGGTCTGTACTGGGTGGCCGTGATCTACTCCACGGCGACTGGATCGTTCGGACGCATCAGCGGCAGAGCGTCTAATCCGCTCGGGGTGTTCGACACGGCTGCGAACGACTGCATCACCGGGCTGTATGCCGATATCGGCTCGCACGACCTAGCTGATCCTGCCCCAACGACATTCCGATATAACGACGGCTCGACGAACCAGTTCGTTGCGGTCATCTCCGCGTACTGACCATGCCGAAGCACTACCTCCATCATCCCGACGGCAGCGTAACGATCGAGGACACGCGGACGGTGGAGGGAACACGCGCGGAGCATCTCGATCGGATCCGCACCGCGTGCACGGCATCGATCCTTGCGGTCGCGCCAGAGCACACGCAGCGCAACGCCGCGCTCGGGATCGTGCCGAGCGAGCCGATTGTGGAGGCGATCTCTGCCCGTCGAGATCTCTACCACACCCTCCAAGCCTCGATCCTCGCCGTAACTTGGGACGGGCAGGAAGCAACCCGTACGGCCGCGTGCGATGCCATCGAGGCCGTGCAATGGGAGGAGCCATGATGCGCGCGCTCGCAATCGTGTGCGCCGTGCTCGCCGGGTGCTCGACGGCCACGGAGAAGATCGCGCGATCCTCGAACGAGATCGGCACGCTCGCGAGGTCGAGCGGCCGTCGGTTCGAGACGATCCACGAGGAGACCTGGAAGCCGGATCCGTCGATCCCGGTGATCCGCACGCAAGCCGAGGGGGGCATCGTGGAGCAAGAACAGATCCTCGGGCTTGTCGATGCCGTTCAGGTCTACCTGATGGGCACGACGAATATCACTCCGTGGTGGGCCGAGGTCGTGACCTACGCGCTCCTCGCGCTATCGATCTCTGGCGTGGCGTTCCTCGTGTGGCACTTGGGCCTCGGGAAGTTCATCCGGGGATGGCTCGGCCTCATCACGCCGGCCGAGCGTCGCAACGCCGAACTCGCGGCCGAACTCATCGAGGTCGGCGGCGACGATGCGCGCGCTCGAGTGTGGCAGATGCGCGAGCGCGATAGGATGTTCGACGAGGCTTTCCGGCGCACCGCGCCACCTCAACCTGTCCGGAAGAATCGAAAGAAGGGATCTACACATGGTGCTCGCAAGCGTTGAATCGTTCCTCGGCTCGGTCTGGGCGTGCGGTCTTTGCCTCGTGGCCGGCTTTATCGTCGGACATTTTGGCCTGCTGTCCAAGTGGCTCAAGAAGTAAACCCATGCTGAACCCGTCGCGGGCGTGCTGCTGCGTCGCTTCGCCGTGCTCATGTGATCCGGTCACTTCGAGCTACAACCCCGTCGGCGGTTCGCAGTTCATCTATGAGATCGCCTTTCCCGGCAGTACGGGGAAGGTGCAGGTGAACTCTCGATGCAACGATGTGCAAGTGGTCGTTGAAGATGTGGTCGGCGGAATCGGGCCGGACAATGAGATCAATGGTCTGTATTGCGCTAGGGGGGAGTTTCAGGAATCCACGAAGCCATGCACGAGCGGTGGTGTTGGTGGATGTGTTTCCGGCGCGCCGTACAACTACTGCGAGGAGGACACGCTCACGATCCTCACAGCAGCGAGTGCGTACATCCTAGACATCGGAGTCGAGCAGGAGACTACGACCTGTGGTTTTGATT